CTAGGCGCCTAATCCCACGCCACGCCACCTAATGCACCGGAGAATCACCATGTCTAAAGTACAACTCGAAGCCCAAATCAAAACCCTGCAAACCCGCATCGTGAACGACACCGAGAAGCTGAAGCAGGTTGAGCAGCAGCTGGAGCAGTATGACCTGCTGGAAGGCGTCACCGTCGGCACCACCATCGAGTTCAAGATCGGTCGTGCTGATACCCGCCGTGCAGTGCTCGGCGTCGTCAAGGCTGTTAAGGAAGAGCCAGAAGGCGTGAAGAAGTACAAGGTCGAGTACACCCCGACCGGCGAAGCCTTCGACAACACCTTCGTGGTGCTGATGCAGTACAACATCGACCGCGTTGTCAAGGACGAGCACGGCAACGATGTCGGCACTCAGCTGGAAGCACCTACCGCTGAGTAAGCGATAGCGTTAGTAAAAGGCCCTAGTGATTGGAGCAAACCATCCCCCGGCGGGATGAGAGGCTGATCCAGACCTAGGGCCTTTTGCTGCTCACTATCGAGCATCACCAAGTAAGGGTACACAATGAAGTCCTCAGCAAACGCAGCACTAGCATCCCTGAAGCACAAGTTCAACGCCAAGATCCTAGAAGTCGGCAAGCTGAAGAACGAAGTCAAGGCTTTGAAGTTTGGTGAAGCGTCCGGCAAGGGTACTGATGGTGCGAAGCTGCTGGCACAGCAGTCGCAGCAATTGAACTCGCAACTCCGTACAATCCGCGAGCTGCAAGTAGAGCTGAACGCTCAAGATGCAGTGCTGACCAAGACCGTGCGCCGTGCTAACAGCGCCGAGGCTCTGCTCCGTGACGCGAAGTCCTCCGTCGAGAACTGGAAGTCGTTGGCTGTCGTGCTGTGCATCGTCGGCGTTACTCTTGGCGGCTTGTCCCACTACGCTTACAGCCTGAACGTGGTAGCGTAAGGATCGTGCTATGGCTCGCCTTCCAGATGAAGAGTGGTTGCACCTAGCGAAGCGCCTATCAGTAGGCTCGCGCACTCGGGTGTACCACCGCAGGGAAGGCAGACCCAACCTTGTTATCGGGAACGAGTCCGGCAAGTGGTGGGCGTACTGCCAGTCCTGCAAGCAAGGTGGCGTGGTCGAGAAGGATCACGTCAAGATCACCGGGGGTAATGCCCCTGCATCAAGTACACACCTCGACTTACCCCGCGACAGCCTACCAATCCTAGACCTCGACGAGTTCTGCCGGGACGCTGTACTGCGGATGCTTGCCAGTAAAAACATGGATCAGATGTATCTGCCACCGATTCACTTCAGTGAGCAGAGGAAGCGCATGCTGATCGACACAGGCCAAGGATGGCTTGGGCGTGACACAACAGGGCGTAGCCCTCAGAAGTGGTTGACGTACGACGGGAGCCTATACCTTGGGAACCACCTACAAGATACACAGCCACCGCTTTCTATGGTGGACATGGGAGACGCGGGAACTACTGCACAGCAACCCGCCAAACGTACAGCGGTCGTCGTCGAAGATCCCTTCAGCTACTACAAAGTCCTGTGGGCGCTGCGAGAAACTCCGTGGGTATCTGTCTTCTGCGCCCTCGGCACAGTTATCAGGCCAGTGCTACGAATGCGGCTGCTCTCTGCCGGGCGGGTTGTATGCTTCTTCGACGGAGATCCAGCAGGCGAGACAGGCGCTAGACGAGAAGCTAAGGCCATGCGCGGCTTGGGAGCTTGCGCTATTGCAAGACCAGCACCAGACGGCTTTGACCCTAAAGACTTATCAATCGAAGACATCAGGAGTTTCATTCATGAAATGTAAGACACCGGGTTGCGGTACTGTCTGCGGTACTCTCAGTCAAGAGCGTGGTGGGTACTGCATACGGTGCCGTAAGTGCCGTGCCGCAACTCAAGCACCAACGCCGTCTCTCGACGCGGCACTTGCCAAGCCTCCTAGCATCCGTACACGGCACGACTGGGAGGCCGTGCGCGACCACCACAAGGGACTGATTGACGCTCAAACGTACTGCGCTGGGCCTATTGCAAGTGCAGACCTGTGCCAGTACAACGCCGCAGTGGACGCCTTGGCTAAGCTGCCAGTACTCATCGACCCGTTCGAACTCAAACGCCTACAAGAGCGCGACCTGCTGCTGTGCGCGATAGAGCATGAGGTCAGGCCCGCATGCCGTGACCACTACGCCAACGCCGGTGAGGTACTGCTGAAGTGGTTCCGTACCTCTAGCATCCTGCGTGGGCAACGTCTGTAATCAGAGGTACTGATGGAACTCAACATCTTGGCTGCACTCGCAGACCGAAAACGACTCAGAAATCTGAAGCCACTCGTACCTCAGGGAATGATTAACCCTAACACAGCAGTCATGCTGGCTTGGTACGACGCCTTCTTCGGGGCCTTCCCTGAAGCCACGCACATTGAGGTGGACCCGTTCATCTCGTTCATCAAGCTGCGCAGCAAGAAGGCAGACCCAGACCAGCTGGCCATCACCCTGCACCTTGCGGAGCAACTCCGTAAGCCAGTGGCCGACGACATCATCAAAGGCATCGTTAGCACACTGCACGAGCTGGACCTCTCTGGCCGTGCTGGGGCGCTGCTCACTAAGTACGACGAAGGCGACGACCTCGAACTCTCGTACGAGCTGCTGATGATGGCAATCAAAGCGCGCTCGGCAATCACTGATGGCTCCAAGCCTAAGTGGGAGTCAGGCTCAATCCTCGACAGCCTCATGGGCGACAGCGACGAAGGTGGTTTGCAATGGGACTGTTTCAACATCCTCCAGTCTGTTCTAAAGGGGCTCCAACCGGGCGACAACATCGGCTTGGCAGCACCTACCGACCAAGGGAAGACCTCCCTGTTGTGCTGGATCGTGTGCCACATGCAACGGCAGGCGGCGCGCTTCGCATCATCAAAGAACGAAGCGGTGGCTTGTATCTACCGGGGCCGTCCTGTATTGATGTTGATCAACGAGGGAACGGCTGCTCGCGTTCGGAACCGACTGTACGGTACGGCTGTCCAGCAAGAGCGTGACGTACTGCTAGAGTGGGCTCGCTCCGGGAAGCTGGAGAAGGAGTTCGCTAAGCAGATGGGCGGCTCCGATATGGTCCGCTGTGTGAACGTGCACGGTAAGAACATGGCTGAGGTTAGCCGCATCATCGAAGAGCACAACCCGCACCTAGTCGTGTCTGACATGACCGGGCGTATCAAGAGTACATCTAACAAGTCCGGTGGCGCTAATGACATCGGGCAACTGGAGGAAGTATGGGACGAGTTCAGGCAGTTAGCTGCAATCCACAACTTCGCACACATCGGCACGGTCCAAGTAAGCGCCGAGGGGTTCAACATGCTGTACCCTCCGATCTCTGCGTTGCAGAACTCGAAGACTGGTATCCAGACTACTTGGGACTTGGCCTTGATCATGGGAGCGCTTACCAACCCGGACGCGAGAGCGTACCGTGGGCTTAGCACCCCGAAGAACAAGCTAGCGAAGTCCGGGCAGAACGGCTTTCAACAATTCCAAGTCTGGTTCGATCCGGGCAAGAACGAGTGGAGCACAGGCTCTTAACCATGTGGACCTTCAACGCAGTCACACAAACGAGCACGTATCGCAGTGACTGCGGCGTGCAGTACACAGTCCTTTGGCCGTACTGCGGCTCTGGGATTCAACTTCAAGCGTGGGTGCCGGTAGGCCCCTTCTGGGAATTGCATTAATGGCACAGCAGTTAATGAAGGGAGAGACATGGAAGGATGCTCTCAAACTCGTACGGGGTAAGGCACGGTTCACGTACCCTATCTACGTAGAGGCCAAGGCCGACGAGATCCGCTGCCGTGTGCTGTACCACCACGGCCACCGCATAGACCTACCGAGCTTACCAACGGTGGAGTATCGCAGCTTCAGCGAGAAGCCTCTGTACAACATGCAGCACTTCGACATGTACTTCCTTGAGTTCTTCCGGCAATGGCCGGGGTGCACTGAGCTGGACATCGGGATTGAGGTGAACGGTAACTTCAACGACTCGTACCGCTGGACCCAATCCAGCTCGGGTATCCCTACCTGCAAGCTGGACAAGAAGACTGGCAAGATCAGCCCAGCCCTGCACGTGAGCATGGTGAAGGCTATCGTGTTCGACCTGCCTGAGTCGGAGCACATGTTCAACCAGCGGGTGCATTACATCGACGCGGCTCAGGAGTTGTTGGCTGAGTGCGGCATGACCAGTAGCCGCCCTGAGCGGCACCTTGCCATGAACGAAGCGCAGGTGCTGTTCATCTACAACACCTTCCGCGAGGCTGGGCATGAGGGCGCTATGGGCAAGACCCTAGACCACACGTACCAGCGCCGCCGAACCTTCGACTGGATGAAGATCAAACCTAGTGAGGATCACGATGGACGGGTCACGGGGTTCAGCGAAGCAATCTCTGAGGATGGCGTACCTCTGGGCCGGGTTGGCTCGATCAATGTGCTCTGCGCTGACGGCTCCACTGCCGCCCCATCGGGTATCCCGCATGCACTTGGCCGTGAGCTGTGGGAGAACCAAGCCCAGTACATCGGCCAATGGATCGAGTTCTACTGCATGGAGCGAGATCGCCAAGGCGGCTACCGCCACCCAATCTACCACCGCTTCCGCGAGGCTAAGCAATGACGTTCAGACTACACCCGCTGCATAGTGCAGACCGGCACGTTCAGGTGATGCTTGAGAAAGGCGTCATCGGATACCACAGCTGGCTTGAAGAGAAGCGCGCCACCGGGCGAACCACAGCTCAGGCACTGCGGGCCATCGCAGACGCCATTGATAAGCCATTCGTATCCGTGGATCTCGTGGACCACAGCGGCCTACGGGCTGGGCATGAGAACCTAGCGGCAACAGCGCGGGCGCTCATCCAAGACCTCGGCCTCTTGCACCTCACGTTAAACAGAGGCAAGCACCCACATGGCTCGGTGCAGGGCATAACCTTCGGAGCGTAAGCAATGCGACTGAATCAGCTAACCCGTGTCGAGGGTAGCGTCGGAGAGACGTTCACCTACGGCACTCAAGGCATGGTAGGCAACCGCTTCGGTGGTGCGCACAAGAACGGCATCGTAGGCCTGCACGAGTACGTGCGTGGTCAGTTGGTGTACAAGAAGGTTAAATGCAGCACGTACCGCAAGGCACAACGGAAGCTGCTCCAGTGGCTGAAGGGGTACAACGTTTGAAGCGACTACTACGCTACCGTTACACGGTCGGCTGGTCCCGCTGCACGTTCGCTGCACGTTCGCACCAAACCCGGAGAGCCAGCAGAGCGCCACCACGGCGTAGGTCTGCTGGTCAACTGGCGGTCCCTGTGGGTCGGCGCACACTACAGCGAGCATCACAGGCGCTGGTGCATCAACCCATTACCATGCATCACAATCTGGTGGACTAAGCCCGGAGGCTACTTACCGTGACGGATTACAAAACGCTTACCAAGATAGACATCCCGCACATCGAGTGCCCAGCCTTGAACGTGCTGGCTGTACTCGCAGCTGAATCATCGGTTAGCTTCGGGCTAGCCTTAGCTGGTGGGGCAGTTCGTAATGCTGCCTTAGGCTTGCCGGAGTCTGACCACGACATCATCGTATTCGACTTCGACGCTGGCACGTACCCTCAGTTAGTGGGTGAGATCATCCACGTACTGACGGCTGCTGGGTACAACCTCACGCAGATTGACGACGACGAAGAGTACGCCGACGCACGAGTGCAGGCCGTGGCTCAGTTCAGCCATGTTGTGTACCCAGAGCTGGATGTCCTCTTCCACCCGGACGACCGCAGCGTGCAAGAGGTACTGCGGAAGCACGACTACAACATCAACAACTACGTAGCTGTAGTTGACGACATCGCAGACAGCGAACGTCAGACAGCGTACTACGTGGGCACTGCACCTCAGGGTGTGCTGTACCGTCAGCCGTACCAAGAGAGCATCTGCTTTGACCGACAGGCCCACATCGTAGCCATTGCGGATAAGGTGGGTTGGTCTGTACCACCTCGCTTCCGCAACAGCGGGAGCAGCCACCCGGATCTGTTCAAGGGGTAATCATGAGCGAGCCAATCAAGCCGAACAAGATCATGTTCATCGACTTGGAGAACCAGAACAAACCGTACTACGGTGCGGTCGCTTCTCCACGCCACCCGGACAACTACGTCGTAATGGTGGGTCAAGCCATCGACGCTAAGCCGTTCGGCGGTGAGATCACTTCGGTGTACTACGAGTCGAAGGAAGAGGCCAAGGACTGGCTCAAGATCCCTGACGACGTGTGGCTGCTGGTAGCGCACAACGCCCCGTTCGAGCTGGACTGGATGTTCAGTGAGACGCGTGATGAGATCAACCGCTTCCTCAAGCGTGGCGGTCGGATCTTCTGCACAGCGTACGCTCACTACCTCCTGTCGAATCAGCAGGA